ATGAGCCTACAATCCAACAAGCGAAGCCAGACGAAATCTTCTTCTGCACGCAGGAAAGACATCTACAAAAAATCAAAATACTATCAGGAAAAAAGGCAAAAATTGCTGATTGCAACAGGTATCGGTATCTTTGTTCTGGTTTTTATACTTATTCTGGCAGGTATCCGCGGATGCAGCAACTATATGAGTTCCAGACAGGCAGCAGCCAAAAAAACTGTTTCCATGAACGCTTCTGAGGACAACAGCCAGAAAGCATCCTCAGATTCTCAGAACACGGATTCCTCCAATGCTACAGTATCTTCTCCTGTTTCTCTGACACTCAGCGTTGTCGGTGACTGCACTCTTGGCACAGATGAAACTTTTGATTATGATACCAGCTTAAATGCTTATTATGAAAATTACGGTGCAGATTATTTCCTGCAGAATGTAAAAGATATTTTTTCCGCAGATGATCTGACTATTGCGAATTTTGAGGGAACACTCACCGATTCTGATGAACGGGAGGACAAAACATTTGCGTTTAAAGCACCTGCATCCTATGCCTCTATTCTGACAGGCGGGTCTGTAGAAGCTGTAAACACCGCTAATAATCACAGTCATGATTATGGCGAGCAGAGTTTCGATGATACTCTGGCAGCACTGGATGATGCAGGAATCGTTCATTTCGGATATGATGAAACTGCTGTTATGGATGTAAAGGGAATCAAAGTAGGATTAGTCGGTATCTATGAACTGTACGACCATCTTGAACGCGAGCAGCAGTTAAAAGACAATATTGCAAAAGTAAAGGCAGACGGGGCACAGCTGATCGTAGCGATCTTCCACTGGGGTAATGAAACGGAAACCGTTCCGGACAGCAACCAGACAACACTTGGACGCATCGCGATCGATGAAGGCGCTGATCTTGTATGCGGACATCATCCGCATGTACTTCAGGGCATTGAAACTTATAAAGGCAGGAATATTGTATACAGCCTCGGAAACTTCTGCTTCGGCGGCAACAGTTCTCCAAGTGATATGGACACCATGATCTACCAGCAGACCTTTACTATTGATGCCGATGGGGTAAAAAAAGACAACGTGACCAATATCATTCCCTGCTCCATTTCTTCTGCTGCCTATGATGGATATAATAATTATCAGCCAACTCCGGCAGAAGGTGATGAGGCAACAAGAATCCTTGGAAAAATCAATGAGCGGAGTTCCTGGATTTCTACTGCAGAAGGCAGTACTTTTACTGCAAAATATAACAGTAATAATGACTCCCAGAGCAGTTCTGCAGATACAGCTGCTTCAGATAGCGATATCGTTGATATGAACAGTTCAGCTTCAGATGACACAGACGCAGAGACATACGACGAATCCTATGATACTGATAATTCGGACGCCGAATAAATAGAGCCTTCATTCATCCAAAATCACATCCATACTTCAAAAGAGCTGAAAAATCCAGTTAAGGACTTCTCAGCTCTTTTTTATATTTTTACTATGCTTTTATCAGGCAGATAAAAGCATCCTCTTCGCTACTTGCTCATAACCAGATAATTGATTGATATAATTATTTGGGTGACATTATATGATAATCATAGCATCCCGCATGTTAATGGCAGGTAACCAGAATCTAACATTTGTTAAATATATATAAGGAAGCATTTAATCTTCCTTATATTCTATAACATCCTCTATCTTGCAATGAAGAGCTTTGCAGATCCTGTCGATCTGTTTTAAGTTGACTGGCTCGTTTTTTCCCATACTGGCAATGGTTCCGAAGCTTAAACCAGTCATATTTTTTAAATCCCCCTTATTCATGCCCTTATTGATAAGGGTATGCCAGAGGGGAGTATATGAAATCATCTATTTTCCTCCCAGTTTAAAATTTTCAAAGCCCGGATACGGTTCGAACGTCTCTGCGTACTGAGTTTCGTCTTCTTCCGTCCACTCAGGTTCATCATCTTCCTCGTCCTCATAGACGCAACCTGGGGCATCCTCATAGATTCCGTCTTCATATTCAGTTACCCACTCGCCATCCACGAAACAATCGCATCCGGTTGCATGGATGAATCCAACTCCGTCCTCGAAGCGATCGAGAGGCATGTTTTTAAGTTGCATTCTTCTTGTAGCTTTACCAGCTACAGATTCCGTTTTATTCATAGTGTTTCCTCCTCTGATTTGTCTGTTTTTATCTGGCTTTATTATATAGTCTTGTTTAATGTATGTCAAGCTTTTGCTTCATTATATTGAATTTTTTCTCTATAATTTTAGAAATTTTCTCTAGTAAACTATTGACATGTACGGTACATATGGTAATATACAAACATAAACAGCAGAACAAACATTCGCATAGACGGTGCGAGGTTTGAAAGATAATAGGAGGAAAATGATATGTCAGAACTTTTAAAGAAACAGAAATTTGGAGTCGAGGTAGAATTTACAGGAATAACAAGAACCATGGCCGCTGAGGCTGTTGCAGAAATCCTCGGAAGTCATGCTACCGGACCTGATCGCACTTGCTATCGTACTTATACGATTCGAGATAGCAAAAGAAGAATTTGGAAAGTAATGAGAGATTCAAGTATTTGTCCAGTTAGAAAAGCGGGACGTGAATTGATGGATGAATATAGAGTTGAATTTGTAACACCGCCACTTAATTATGAAGATATTGAAACGCTTCAGTCAATAATCCGTAAATTTAAAGAACTCGGCGGAGTACCTCACAGCAGTTGCGGAATACATATTCATGTTGACGGCGCCAATCATACCGCCACTTCTCTCAGAAGACTGGTAAATTTCTTTTTCAGCAGACAGGAGATTATCTACGATGCTCTTGCAGTAGGAAGTAGAAAAGACAGATGGTGCAAGCCGGTATGTAAGGATTTACTGGATACAATGAAAAAAGAAAAGGATCTTGATGCAAGAAAAGTTGAAGAAATCTGGTACAGCAGTGCGAACGATCAGTATCATGGTGGTATTGATCATAGTCATTATAATTCAACAAGATACCACGCCCTGAATCTTCACAGCTTCTTCCAGAAAGGCACAGTCGAATTCAGACTTTTTAACAGCACTCTTCATGCTGGAAAAATTAAAGCATACATCCAGTTTGTCCTTGCTCTTTCAGCATGGTCTATCGAATCCTCAGACAAAATAGTATTCCGATCAATGAATGGATACACTGCAGAGAAAAAAGTCACACTGATGTATAATATTTTAACAAATCGCCTTGGTCTTTACGGAGATGAATTCAAGACCTGCAGGTTACACATGATGAAACAGCTCAGAAAAAATGCAGAAGCTTCCCATGCAGCTTAATACATTGCAGTATAAAGAGAGGGTTTTCGCCCTCTCTTTAGTTGTAGATTGTTGCAGCAATCTACTTTGTGTCGCTAGATTTCTGGGTTCCCTGGCGTGTATGGGTTATAGATGTTTCCTTGTTTGGTACCCTTATAATCAATTCGTCCAACTCACAATTTAATGCTTCACAAATTAAATCAAGGTGTTCAAGGCTGACCCTTTCTGTGAGCTCGTGGTACAACTCATTGATGGTATTGGGTCTGATTCCAGTTGCCCTCGCCAGATCTGCTTGAGTAAGTCTTAACTCTCCCAGCTTTTTCGACAGTAAAATTTTAATCATGCCATTGCTCCTCCGTTATAAATTACCACTTTATGGTAATACATGACGGAATTTGTTAGATTATATCGTTTTCTGCTATATCCTATCGAATTTACGCCAGAAATTTAACTGTGTGAAGCTCGTTTATCCTATCACACCAGATGTAGAAAAAATAGCGGTAATATATGGAAGGAATTATCATTGACTATACCACGCATTGTGTGGTATTATTTCATTATGAAGGAGGTAACAATTATGAACATTACGGAAATGAGAAATTACATAGGAGTCTCCAGAGCGGAGTTCTCAAGGAGATACAACATACCGATTAGAACGCTCGAGTCATGGGAAGCAGGAGTTCGAACTCCACCGGAATATGTTCTGAATTTATTAGAAGAGTCCGTCAGGAGAACAGATATCATAGAAGTAACATTTGTATATGATACGCTTCTGGGAGAAGGCAAGATCCACCCATGGTCTAAAGATTTGGATGACCAATGCGGCGCCGATCAAGCATCATATATGACTATATTAAGCACAGTTGATAGGTTTCGGGAGAGGTATCCTAATTGCGAATGGGAAGACGAAGATATAGATTATATTGACGCAATAGAAGGTTTTGCTACGAACCTCTTAATAGCAACGTTGGGAAAAGGAGAGGCGAATGAGTAGAGGAAACGGTACTGGCTATATCCCAGATAAGAGTAATTTAAAGTCGAGCACTCGTGCACTAGCATTAATTTAATTGCGTTTCTTCTTGACATACCACCAAATTGGTGGTATTATATAATCATCAAAGGAACGGAGGAAACAGAAATGAAGAAATACAACTTATCAAAAATCATGAAAAGGGCATGGGAACTGGTTAAAAAGTCAGCATTAACTATATCCTCCGGTCTTAAGAAAGCATGGGAGGAAGCGAAAACAATGGAACAAAAATTAGTTGAACTCGTCGGAAGCCCAAAACAGATTGCATGGGCTGAAGATATAAGAAAAAACATGATTTCGTATTTATCTGCTCTCGTTAGAAAATACGAAGCTGAAGACAGACCTGCTCGCGCAGAAAAAAGAGCTAAAGATATGGAGATTCTTAGCAACATCAAAGAAGCTTCATGGTTTATCGAAAATCGCAGTTATGCCGTATATTCTACAAATTATGATTCAAACGATTTAAGCGAATTAATGGCGAACCGAAATGAAATGAATTTATATGAGCGTATACATAAATATGTCAAAGAACATTGATAGAAAGGGGGACGAAATGTATGTATAAATATAATCAATCTGAATTTGAATCCATGATGGATGAATTAATGCATGATTTCAAGAAAGGCTGTGGAAAATCTGAAGCCGAACTTGATGTAGCTTACAAAATCTTAAATCCCTCTCCTGTCGGTGGGTTTGTCGACAGCCTCGTTAAAATGGATAAAGATTATAGCACGAATCTATGGGAGATCAAGCGAAAACAGATCAAAAGTTTTATACCTGAATGCGACGGATACCAGTTAGACGATATCGTGGCCTATTGCCGTGCGAAATTCTTTAAAGAAGAAGTCGATCGTATCATATATGATAATTCTATCGCTGAAGAATGTGATGTTTGTGTATATGCGGACGGTACTATATTAAGTCCGGAATGGCCATATTTATGTGCAAAAGTATATGTGAGTATTAAATGGATTGACGAAAATAAAACCACTTACACCCGTATTTTCCCATCCGCGGTAGGATTCATGTCTTACAAAACAAAAGGATCTATGGAAGATGATCTGAAGCAAAAAGAAAATATGTCCACCATGGAAATGCGTGAACACTTAAAGATATCCCGAGCAGAATTCTCAAGGAGGTACAACATACCGGTTAGAACGCTCGAAAACTGGGAATCCGGAAAAAGCAAATGTCCGGATTATGTGAGACAGTTGTTAGAGCGAGCTGTCTTGGAAGATTGCGAAGTGAAATAGGAGGCGTGTAAAATGATTAAGAGAGTAAAACTTGAAACCATTTACAAAATGGCTAAAGAAGATAACGAGAAAATAAAAGAACGTAAACTTTTCCCGGACGGATGGGATGAAAAAGTCTACGATTATTATAACAAATTGTCGAAAGAATCTTCCGACGTTGAAATGTTCATGGAATTTCTGGGCGGTGAAGATTCGCCGCTAGAAATGGCGTACGCATACAGGAGAAACATGTATATCATGCTGTACACAATGAATGCAACAGATACGATAGCATTTGTGGATGGCGAATATGATATATTCTACATCGTATCAAAAGACGGCGACGATTATAACAGCTGGGAGTGGTGTTTCACAAACAATATTGACCCGATCAAATACAGGGGTGACGACGGAGACGAACCGGTCCCGGAATGGCTCATAAAAAAATACGAAGAAAAGATAGGGGAGGAATAATATTATAAAATATAATTAGCGGTTTATTCAAAAGGAACTCCGTCTTTATAGAGTTCCTTTTGATGTGATATATTTTAATGTGATTTTAGAAGGCACCGTCTGTTAAATCAACTTCTTGAAGTATCCAGCTGGGACGAACTCCCTTACGAATCCTTCGTCATTTGGATACGGAATCCGGATGAAGTACCATCTTTTTCCCTTTACGGTTTCGGTGTATTTCATCACATCTACAACCGCATTCTTTTTAATCACTGGGAACATTTTAGCTTGAGTTTTGCCAGCTGCACTATAGCACTTGCAATCCTTTGTGAATCTGGCTACATAGGCTACTGTGTTCTGTTTCTTCTCTGTGTCAGAAGCAGAGAAAATATTCCCTCTATACCTGAGCACACAATTCCAAGGATAATTCCGATAGCTCCGGATCAAAAACTCCTTGCCAGTCTGATCTCCCGGTTTACCTCCATGAGCGGTACCTTTCTCGTTAATTGAGGCTTCTACCTCTTTGCCATTTCCACAATACATGGCTACATGATGCGCTTCATTCAGCAGCACGTCTCCTCTGAGTAGACCAGATCCGGTTGCTACGTTAACTTTGCTCGTTACGTCTACAAATCCATTTTTCAGAAATACATTCTTCATGTCTCCTGTGTATGTAGCACCGCCAGACTTAACCGGAACTCCGGCGTTCTGCCATGCCTGGATCACAGCTGAGGAGCAGTCGTAATCTCCTTTTTCTCCCCAACGATAATCCTGATCGTAGCCATGAGAAACATCTTTCGCCCATGTCTCCATCTGTCTTATTGCTTTTTCAGTTTTTGTCATTGTTACATCTTCCTTTCTTTCCGCAGTCATAGCATATTTCCAAATCATGCTGATTACCGCTTTCTGCCTGTCTGTGTAATCCCCTACCTGGTTCGGTGTCGGGTCTGCAGGATCCTGACACAGTGTTGTATAAATCTTGTCTGCGGTGTATGGTTCCGAAGTTTTGTACAAGATTCTTCTCAAGGCACTGTCTCCGCCCTGGTGAAGGACATTGATACATTCCATCATTGCGGTATCCGGCATGGATCCGTATGTTTTTTCGATGCTCTTCGCATATGTCTGTATCTGATCTTCCATATATTCGTCCTGGCATTTCTTCCCCAGATTAGTGCTAATAATGCTGATAATGCACTGACCTTTCGCAGATTCTGCTGTTACGGCGTATGTATCCCAGCTCTTCATCAGCAGGTCTTTTTCCATACCTGCATTATCCATGTCTTTGAATAGCTTCGGGTTTGCTCTCTGAATCCGGTATAACAGTTCTTTTGCTTCTCCTGCGTACCACTGGCCCGCACCGATCGTAATAGCTTTTTCATTGCTACAGTTCGCTCCGACCCCGGCAAAGCAGGAATAATCCTGCTTACCATATACCTGATCTCCGGATTCCACTGCGTACAGTATTTTTCTCAATACAGTTATATTTTGCTTATCCATAAGTCCACCTCGCAAAAAGGAGCCTTAAAACAGGCTCCTAACTACTCATTCTTATTCGGGAATTTGATCTGTCCAAGTGACTGAATGACTTTATCATATCCAACCATTGCAGACAGCCATGAAAGCAGGATCAGCGCAATAAGGTATACTGCCATCTTGCTGTTTATCTGCGCATCCATCAAAATAATATATCCACTTCCTACGAGCACTGATAAAACTACAGCCACTCCTCCTGCAAGGAAATTTGCCTTGTAGGTTTTTTTTGACTCTTCAAGCAACTTCTTGATTCCTTCAGTGAATAACCCTGTAAGAATCGATACGATCATAAGTAACAATAAAAAGCATTCTAATGTCATAAATTATCCTCCTCATCTATGTTCCCGACATTCATGTCGGAATCATTTTGTTCTCGTCCTTCTTTTTCATCCTGCTTCTGCCATTTCCGATCCTGCTGTTTGTCTTTGTTTGTTCGGATCCAACCGCATATGCCGCACTCTCCAATCGTTGCCGCCACAACTGCGCAGGCATATGTTTCCGGCATGCTATCGCACTGCCTGTACAGCAAGATCATCTGCCAGTTGAACCATATAAAAAAAGCGCCGACAAACATCAGCACCAGGTTCAATGTTCCGACTTTCTTTATCGCCGAAACTATCTTTTTTATTTTCTTTTTTAAAATATTCATATCAATGCCTTTCCTAAAAACCGAACTGTTTAAAGAAAAATCCGATTGCAAGGCCAATCACGGTCGTAAGCACATATCCCGTCACCTGCTTCCACATTTCCCCATCCCGGCTTTCAAGCGATTCCAGGCGCGCTCCCTGCTGCTCCTGCTCTTTGCACATCAGCTGAATGCTTTGTGCCAGCTTCTCTACCGATGTTGTAAGCGAATTAATCTGCTTTGTATTTTCTTCAAGCAGTTCCAATCGTTTGTTCTGCCTTTCGTCTTCTGCATCAACGCGCTTGCAGAACTCAGCATGTTCGGACCGGCTAATGTATTCCGCATCCATATATTTCCTCCTATATTCCTGTCTACACCTTCTATTTTGGCCTCTACGGTGGGCTTCTTTGGCTGTGCATAGTTTTACCTCCATTAAAAAAAGAGCCTGCTCAGGCCCTTTTCATGCCATCAATTCTTCATCATCTGCTTCGACATACTTTCTACAATGAAATTCCAATGTATCCATATCCCGTTCAATCTCATCAAGGGTTCTTTCGCTCGCACCCTTATTAAGCAGCAGAAGATCATAAATCAATGACCATTGTTTACTTATTATCTGCAGTTTCGTCATTCTTCTTTTGCCAGTTCTCCCATTCCGGAATCTTCCAGGATTTCTTTTACCTTTGCTTTCAGAAGTCTCGGTACCTCTGCATAAGTTTTCTTTCCAAGCATAATCTGCTGTGCCCATAACATTGCAATCATTTCTTTTCCTCCATCATTCTGTAATAATATAATAAGGTTGTTCAACAGTTTCATCATTACTGATATACCAGTTCTGACATCTCAAGAACGCAACTTGTAAGCATTTCGTTCGAAGCCTGCAGTTCCTCTAATTTCTCTTCCAAGCTCTTTTCAACTTCCGGAACATAGGACATATACTTCGCAGGGGATGCCCTTACCGTTTCTTCGTTGATCTTGTCTGCAGACTCCCTGAACTGGTGATAATCATATTCATACATCATCTGCTTTGCAGAGTCTTCCATCTGTCCCTGTTCAATTGTCACTTTCTGCTCATTCAGGCACAGTGTGACATCTACCATGCCATTATTGACAGGCTGCCAGCGCACTTCTGGCTGACGTTCCATATATTTCGCTTTTTGCATGCTTGCTGATCCTCCTTTTTGCAGCTGCGCAAACAGCATCAATGTTATATTTATCTTTGACGTATTTGGAATCGGTATGTTTAAACCATCCATAGTAACTGATACATTTATAAGCAATCTCCAGAGGGATTTCAACTCCATCCTTCATGCAGTACCAAGCTACTGAATAAGCTCTCCTTGCCCGCAGAAAGATCCTGCTTCTGATTTCTGTGTGGTCCCTGTAAATTACATAACCCATCATATCTATCGGTTTTCCACGCCTTTCTGCCTTATCTTTTTCTCTGTAATTCTCATATTTATTTCCGGTTTTAATGCGATAATCAATCGGGAATAGGTCTGCATCCGGTTTTATTGTGAGTCCGTACTCTTTCAACAGGTACTTTTCTAACGCCCGAGCCGCCCTCTTAACATCAGCTTCCCGGGCTCCTATGAGCAGGATGTCGTCCATATAGAATATACAGAAAAATACAAGTCTCTTGCTTTCAGTCGTACCATCTCGGTGCTTTCTGGTCTTATGTAGGCTAAGTACATACACATAGGCTTTAGACAGGTAATAATTGCACAGAAACTGTGATAAACCGGAGCCGATATTAAGCCCCTGTTTGTATGTCCCTATCAGAAAGAACACAAGATACAGAAGGACTTCGTTCTTCACATCATGTTCCAACATACGTTTCAATTTACGGATATCAACCGATGGATAGCATTTCCTTACATCGCCCTTCCAGGCATACCGAGATTGAGCATATTTCTTTCTGATCTGATGCTCTATTGCTCTTTTGCCTCCGAGCTGTCCTTTTCCTTTGATACTTGCATATTGATGATAGCCCAGTTTTCTTCTCCAGAGTTCATCCAGTCCTTCGCTGGCTATTTCATCAAGAATAAGCTGTTTTACACTCTCCACTCCGATTTCTCGAAACTTTCCGTTTATTCCATCTCGCCGCCAACCATACTGAATAGGTTCTACTTTCAACTCTCTGTTCTGGATTTCATATCTGAGACTTTCTGCTACTGTACGGATCAGACCGGATACCATGAGATCTCTTTCGTCTGTGTCCCGAAGCAATCGTTTCATAGCCTGCAAACTCATTGAACTTGTGCGACCATGCAGATACTTTGCCACATCTGGCCGTTTCCATTTTTCGTCAAGTGCTTCATAAATTGGATCTTCAATAAAATCATCTGCTAAAATATTTACATTCTTGCAGCATTTCTTCATAAAGGCATTTTCCTTTCTGTGTGATTCAGGGACTTTCGGTTGTCTACTAGTCCCGGCTGGCAGCGCACCTGCCAGTCTCCC